ACCATTACTCCTCTTGAGGATTGTTTGGTAACGCAGTTTGAGATGTGGCGGGCCAAGCGTTCATCGCCATCGTGAGTAAATGATCCATTAACGACGGCTTCGTAAAACTTTTGTGTTGCAGGTACCATTCGTTCCGCTGAGTTTGGATAAGCAACAACTGGTAAGCCGTTTTCATCGAGAACCATAAATGTTCGTTGCCATCTTGCTGGATCGAATACGACTTCTCTAACTTGGAATCTGGAATCTCGGTAAACATCAATTATTGTTTTTTCAACTTCAGCAACTGGAACAAACCAACCTTGCTCTGCATCGTGTGGCTTCTCCCAAATTCCAACAACTTTTAAATGTGGTTTTTCGCCACCTAAGAACCAAGCAACTAATGCAGTTGAATCATTTGAGAACGCTCCATCAAATGCTAGAACTACATCCTCGCCAGGAATATCTTGGCGCTCTGTATCTATTATCGCTTCCCAAGAACCAGTTGGTAGCCAAGCGGTTTGGGTGCTAACAAAACAATTTATTCTTTTGGTTCTAAACTCTGCTTCAGGCGTTCGTAATACTGCTGATTCAAAATCCTCCAAATCAACAATATCCCCAATGCCAGGATTAGCCTCTTGCCATAATTGCGGATCACGATAATCACCCTCTGGTTTCTCTGGCTCCCACCAAGCAAAGAAAAAACTTGGATCAGTATTTTCACCCTTAGCAATTCTTTGGCCATATTGGTAAAGAGAGTAGCAAAGTGAATCTTGCCCACTAGTTGAAGTTTTAACTCCAGCGGTAGTGATGCCAAAGAGAAGCGAATCTTGCCTAGCACCACCTGCAAGGCTCATTACATCCCAAAGTTCTCTATTGGGCTGGGCGTGAACCTCATCAAAAATAATTATTGGCGAAGGATTTAAACCTTCTTTTGTATAGGCTTCAGCAGAGAGAACTCTATAAACTGAACCTTTATCTTTAAACTCAATTGCATCTTTGTAAAGAGTAAACATTGTAGATAGTTCAGGGTCTAACTCAACCATCCGCTTTGCAGTGCCGAATACAATTCGGGCTTGATCTCTATCGGCTGCGCAAGAGTAGATTTCTGAACCATTACCGCCGAGAGTTAAACCTGCTAAACCAACACTAGCAGCGAGTGCGGATTTGCCGTTCTTACGACCCATTCCGACTAAAGCAGTGCGGTGTTTAAATTTGCCATTTTCTTTTCTGGCTAAGGCGTAATTTAAAAGTTGCTTTTGCCAATCACGCAAAACTAATAACTCACCAGCGGGCGCTGCAATTGAATCTTTAGTAACTCTGCAAACAGCCTCTGCGAACTGACTATAAAGCGGGCCATCACCATTGGCGATTTCTGTTTCTGAAACTGAAGTTAGCCATCGTGGGGGCCAGGCAGCGGTTTTATCCATTGCGTTGTTGTTGGAGAAGTTCCTCTAATTTTCCTCGAGCCTTCACTTCAGCAACCCCCAGTTTTGATCTATCACTTGGAGTTAATCCAAGCAAAGATAAGTTTTTAACAATATCACCTTGCACTGTACTCAGCATTCCAAATAAAGGATTTTGATAGGCATAGCCTTTATCTGTAAAAAGAATAAATTGTTCAGGCTTTAGTTGATCCTGAATTTGTTTTTTTAATTCCATCTTTTCGCAAAGTTCTAAAAGTATCGTGCCATCTGTATTGGCAATCCAAGGAGCAAGGTTTAAAACCTCACGCCAAAGTTCTGCACCAACCTCGCTCAAATGCTCAGGCGGTTGCGCAGAAAATCTTGGCAACGCAATTACTTTATTTAGATCAGGAAGTTTTTGTTTTCCTGGATTTCCATTGCGCCGTTTAACTTCGTTTGGCTTTGCAGCCATTTTTATCCTGTCCGATTTGTACCAAAATGCCCCCTATAAAAAACTACGGAAATGTGTGCAGTCAGGGCGTCGGGGTATCTACCCGCACGCTGCGCCAACTTATATGCCGTACCCCATAATGCCTAGGTGGGGGTTAGCGGCTACCTTTTGTTGAATTGTGTGATCGGCAGAGCGTTTGTAAATTTGACCACACTGATTGGCCGCCACTTGCTTTTGGAATTATGTGATCGGTAGTTAAATCTTTTGTTGAACCACATTTAAAACAATATGGATAAGCAGAACGAAACTCTTTCGATAGTTTCTGCCACGCATAGTTGTAACCACGCTGAGTTGGTGTTGGTCTTTGTCTATCTTTTAATCTTTGACACTTAATACATCTTGCTGATCTAGTAACTACTTGGCAATCAACGCAAGGTCTTGGCAACTTAATCACTATGCCTACCTATGTACATCAATGCTCTATGTAAATTACTTAATGAATCTTTAAAGTGTCCTAATCCCATATTGCAATTAATACAAAGTAATCCACGAATCTTTTGTGTCTTGTAATCGTGATCTACATTTAATAATGATTTATATTCCGAAGCATCTGTGCCACAGATAGCGCATTGGTTGTTTTGCGATTCAAGTATCTCTTTATATTCAGCATCCGATATAAGAATAAGCCTGCGATGCTTACTGCGACAACTCCTGCAAATATTGTATAAACCATTTGCTCTTTTATTATCTTTATGAAATCTGTATAGTGGTAAATCTAATTTGCAATGCCTACATTTTTGAGTTTCATCGCTCATCCTCATCGTCATCATCGTCATCTAAATACTCAACATTTCCAGAATATTTGTAAGGAGCAAGACGATCCCCCTCTGGTAATGAAAGATATGATTGCAAAGTTGATTGAACTGCTCGATTTAAAATTGAATCTATTGCATCAAAAGATAAGTTTTGATCTGTTTCTATCTCTGTTAAGACATCTAATATTTTAATTTTTATACTTAACATTTTGTTAGTTCCGATCTCGAATCTAACAAATCATCAATGAATCTATTAATGATTTCTCTTTGACGATGTGTAAAGGTTGGATCGTTACGAGTGCGAGAAGCGTGAATAAGGGCTTCATCTATTTCGTTTAAATCCTCAGTTTCTCCGTTCATAACTTTTCCAACCAATAAAGAAACCCTAGACAATTTGGCTAGGGCTTTTGCAGAGATAGTAAAATCTGCTAACGCAAGTGTAACACAAAAAAGTGAAAACTTATGCAAATTAAAGTGTTGAGTTTCTGGCTTTGACGATTGCAGAGAGATCATACAAACTACCTCGCCTTTCTACTTTATGTGTTTTTATTAAGTTGTAAACAGTTTTTTCAGTAGTTCCTATCCAAGCCGCTATTGCCTCAACATCTAAATAAAACTTTCTATCAGGGTTACTCATTGCCAAAGCGATTAATCTCAGCACTGACCAACTCTGCTTACATCCAAAGCAACTAACATCATCCATAAGATTTTCTACATCAATTACAACAAATCTTTTGCAATCATCAGTTGGGCAAGGGATTCTCCTCGCTTGCTCTGAAAATCTTTTGGCTGCTGATCTACCTTTGGCGTTGAGGCCATAAACCTCACCAGCAAATTCTACCGCCCATTCTTGGGCTAGGCTCCATTCTAAGTGGGAGCAGTGAAAATCCACTGTTGCCTGCACCTCGGCATCAATAGTTCGCTCCTTGGGTACTAAGGCAGGTGGGGTTAGTTTCCTATCTGATCTAATGATTACCTCCCAAGAATGCAAGGTTCGCAGCAGGTCAGTAGCCACCGAAAAATCTAGGGCTGAAACATTTACCCCAATGCTTCGCTCAGCGCTAGCCTTACCTGATCCGCTCCTGCCTGGCGTAATAAACATCTGAGATTCAAAATGCAAATCAGGCAGTTCAACCAGCGATGATTTAACTTTCATAAAGCAAATTCGACAGGCACCCTCAACTTGGGTGGTTCGCCCACATACCTGGCAGTTCATCAGAAGGGTATCTCCTCTAGTGTTGGTTTTTGATTTATCTTGCGGTTCCAGTAATCGGGGGCTTCGGATTCAAAAAGTGTAAAGGTGCTACATTTGTGTTCAGCCAGGATAACTTGATCAGATTTAAATTCTGATCCAATCACATAAGCACCTACCCTTGGGGTTACCTCAAAACTAATCAAAGTTCGGTGGGCTTCGTAGGTTCTGATCTGGCTAACCTTCTTAACAATCTCCTCCAAAATGTTGAGCCGAGGTGTATCAAGTTTGGTAAAAAATCCTGTTGATGAATGGCCTGCCCAAATAAGTTTTCCACAGGCTCGGCAGTTTATAGGTTTAAAGTCTAAATAACTCATAGAACCGATCCTTTACGCATACCGATCCACCGATCCGCCTCCCCCCTATAAGGGGGGGAAGGCACGGATCGGTTATTGGATAGAAATCCGCAGGTTCGGCGGATCGGTTGCGGATCGGCGGATCGGTTGTTTTTCATAAGTTATCCACAGGCAAACTCTTGAGATCGTTGGCCAAATATTGCATTTCGTATTGGTACAAATATTTCTGCCCAACCTTGCGAACCGATAGGCACCTGCGATTTACCAGCGAATCTAAAATTACCTTGATGTTGTCATTACCAATCGAATGCCCATCTTTTCGCAATCTAGTAGCAATCTCATTCTTGCCCATCTCAACGCCGTGTTCTGCCATAAAGGTAGAAACCTGCTCCATTTTCTTTTCGATGCTCATAACCTCAACAGATGCACCTTCAAGATTTATCTTGATATTTCCAGATGGCAGCGCCTTGATATTGGCAACGCCAAGGTTCTTACCCTCCTGGCAGATGGCCCTGACAAAGCCAGGGCGATCCTTGGTAACTTTAAGCGCTAGGGCGCCGTCAATGCCTCTGCCAAATGCAATCTCAACTTCAACTGCAACAGCACACCCATCAATATCAGCCCGCTTTGCCTGGGCGCCGATGGCGTAGTTACCTCGATTATCTTTAGATTTTGTGACATGATCAATTGTTAAGATCGCTGCATTGTGTAATCTCATTGGGCGCAGCACCTCCTGGCTAAATGAGGTGGCATCCTTATTTTTCTCTAAATCTAATCCCATTACATTCATTGCAGCATTTACCCCATCAACAACGATAAGTGATGGCCTGTAATGGTCTATTTTGGTCAGTAATGCCTCTCTAGCACCCTCTGAGAGTGGTTCTGATGGGTTACTATACAGAAAGGTTTTAAACTGCCTTAAATCGGCTCCTAGCGTGTTTAAACGATTGTAGATGCCTCGCACTGAATCCTCGAAGTCTAAATAAAAAACAGTGTTGCCTTTTTCTAACTCTTGGCGAACTGCCTCTAACGCTACCCAAGTTTTTCCAGATTCGCTCTCCCCAAATAGGGCGTTGATCTTGCCAGCGTAGAAAATGCAATGCCCATCGAGGCGAGCCAGAATTGATGGCTCTGGTTCATCAAAGATGTTGTCGGCATTGATAAAATCTGGAATCCAAGATGATGTTGTTGGCTCCTCATTCTCATCACGCAGGGTAACTAGCGAGGGAGAGTGGGTTGGTAGATTTGGTAAGGTGTTAAGTTCGGCGGGCTTGCCGTAGCCTTGGCTTCGCAAGGCAGAGGCAGCAGCCTTAAAGTTGCCGTTGTGTTCTAAGGTGGCGAAGGCTGCGAACTTAGAATATGAATGATCTGATTCAAAGATTGTTGATGTGGTGAAAACATATAAATTATCTTTGCCATTAAAGTTTGTTGTTGCGCTGATGCCTTCAGTTTTGCCAGGTCTGCGCCAGGCTGTTGCCTCACCTTTTGTATAAACCTTGCTCCAACCGAGGGGAGTTAGGATTTGATCCCAAGTAACTTTAGAGTTGTAATCATCTCCTGGCAGTGCCAAATTAACTTCACGACTTTTTACCTCTTGGGCTATGTTTTCAATCTTAGGCATCTCATCAAAACATCTAAAGATTGAGAACAGCGCTTCACGCTCTGCAAATGTAATAGTTGGAATTGTTTGGATTGATCCTGAAAGGATTTTCCAAGATTCACCTGATGGGTGGCACGCCCCTCCTGATGGAGCCAGGA